TAGAATCTTAGAGAACCCACCCACTACTGACAAAGAAGAAGCAAACCTGTTTAAGTCCCATATCCCATTTCCCTTATCATGAAAAGAACAACAAGCCACCATGTTCCCATCATACTCTAGTCCGATATGATGCGTTGCTCGAACAAACCCCTGTAGATGGGTCGTATTATAGAATTCTCTCACTTGGTGAGATGTTGGAGTTATGACCGTTGTCTTCCTTGCGAACACTCGACCAACTCCCACGCCAAGCTTTGCCTTGATCTTATCAACGAGTATCTTCTTCTTATCAGAGTTCCAATCATCACTCCACACATGAATCAACTGGATTCCTTTCTCCATGCACGCGATGGCCTTGTTCTGATGATATTTTGAATCATCTAAATGCCTTGTTGTGTGCCAGAACACCCCATTATATTCGATAGCAACGTTACACTCTGGTATGTAGATGTCAATCTCTTTTGGGAAGATGATGTTTCTTGATCCTCTCACCACCTCAAAGCCCAGATCTTCAATCAAAGAAGCAATCTCATTCTCTCCATACGACACCTTGTTTGTGGCGTGAGCAGACGCTGTAACTCCATGCCCAACAAGATAATCCCATACGCAGCTATGTGAAACACCCAACTCATTTGATATATCGCATATAGTCCGAGTCTCATATTCACCCAGTAGCCATTCACGGTCTATCAATCGATTGTATGATTCTGGTGATTGAAAGTGATGTGGCGTGCCACGTTCATCCATTCGCTTCTTTTTGATGTCTTCTTTGAACTGATCAGTAGCAAAGTAGTTGGATTCGCCAAAGGCATCAAGTCTGGCTTGTTCTGCTTTCTTTGAAGATAGATACCATCCTCCATGGTTAGCAAACTGAGTGTCTTTCATCTTCTGTAAAGAGACTGGATTCTGCAACGAATGCTCAACTCCATATTTTTCTCTCATCCCAGCCTTACGTTTTGCTGCAATCTCGTCACCACGTTCTTCAAATGCCGTCTTAACTCCCTCTTTCCGTTTGATCTTCACTTCTTCTGATGATGGGTGCTTTTGGGTCCATTGTTTGTATTCATCTGTCTGAGTGTAGTGCTTGCCATATTTTTCTTTCATTCCCCGTAATGTGCCATTCTCAAACACGTCTCTGTTCTGATTGGGGTAATCAGTACCATATCGCTCGTTGGATGTTCTTTGTACCGCATCACGACGATTTATCTTGGCGCATACGGGATCACCACATGTCTTAGTGAGCTTTCCATTGCATGATGTAACATTGACTGTATTCACCTTACAGACAGGACACAGAGGATACGACGTAATACCCGACAAGAGCAATTCAACTCTAAGTTTGAATGTTGCTCTTGCATCTAAGAACATTGTGTGTTCATTCACATAATCAACGATGTGTTGGTATCGTGGGTATCGTAAGATGTGTGAATATGCTTTGCATTCTCTCAGGTAGGAGGTGACTGCTTCGTGGGTCATAATGTTCCTAATTTATGGTCAATCATCCATTTGTAAGGTTTATTTATACATGACATATCATCTTATGTCAATAGAACACACAAAAAACCCCTCAATTGAGGGGTTTTATACTTTCTTTAATCGCTTTTTCTTTTTTTAGATCTTAGTTAGTAAAACCAAGTTGAATGTTAGCGATAGTTGCTTTTGCGTAGTGGTCCGCAGCATTGTTCAGACTGTTAACCGCATCGGTAGCTTTGTAAAGTGCATAACGAGTACGCATCATCACACGGAGGTCACCAGTTTCAGGATTACGAACTGAACCAGAGCTACTCAGCGGGATATATGGGCAATAGATAAGACCACTATCCAGTTCAGAGCCACGACGACCCATGAGTACACCATTAGTCTCCATGTAAGGATCGACATAGACGCGAACGCCTGCACCGAAAGTACCTACGAAGAGGCTAGTGTTGATTTCAAGCTCGCCGCCGTTGGATGGAACGAATGTGCTGTTAGATGCGTTTTTCATAGCAGTGAACACTTTCTGAGAAACGACCATCCAAGTTGCGCCAGACCGCTTAGTCTTAATTGCAATTTCAGCAGACAGGTTGTCAAACGCGATCAGCATAGAACTAAGTTTCTCACCTGCGTACCGACCATCAACACCAGCAAAGTCAAACGCTTGTGAGGTGCCAGCAAGGCCGTCTAGTTCGGTAATAAGCTCACGGTCAAGATCACGCATGATCTCGTCGCCCAGAGTTTCACTGATTTCAGCATCGATATCAAGACCATCAAGAGTGCTCAGATCGTCTTGTGCTTCCAGTGAATAGCTGCTAGACAATTTACGACCATAAGTTTCCACCGAATCGGTGACAACTTCGAGGTCCATTGGCTTACCACGATCACCTTCAAGATAAACAGTTTGGTCGAATGGATTAAGTGCATCAACCTCATCATAATCTCCACCCAAAGCAAGAAGCGAATATTTCTCATACACGTTCTGACCGGATGCTTCGTCTCCAGCGGTTACAACCGGAGTACCACCAGAGGTATCATTGGTTGTTTGGCTGTAGCGGAATTTCATAGAACGAACAATGCCGCGAGGACCAGCAAGTGGCTGTACACCAACAAGTTCCATTGCCAACAGTGCAGGCATTACACGACGTTGTAGAGGCATGAACATCATATCATAACGAGAGATGTTGCCAGTCACGGTGGAACCGGCGGCTGTTGACTCGGACACAACGATTTCGTTAACATCATCTTTCATGTTAAGGTTATCTTTGTGAGAGTTTTCCATCACCGCTCCGATGATGCGTGTCTGCTTCTCGTTCAGACCTTCTAACAGGGCTTCTTTATATTCGCCCCAATTTTTCATTTCGGTACTCATCAAATACTCCTAGTTTTTTGGTATGTGAAATTATTTATTCTTTTTAGTCATTTATCGACGAGTTGCAAGTCTCAGAGAGCGAGCCAACTGGTTACCAATAACTGAGTTAACAGGTTTAACGTCATCACCACTTTCCATTACAACCTGCTTCCCTTTGAGATCAACTTCTTTTACCTCATCGGTCTCCTCGATTTTAGCAGCGTCTTCTTCAGCAAGAAGAACAGGACGAATAGAGTCAAACTTAGTTTCAAGCTTATCAGTTGCAACTCCTTCGAGGATGGTTAGGGCGACTTCACGCTTAGAACCGGAAACACTACCAAGCAAAGATTCGATGATCTCGTTACGGCGATATGCTTCAAGTTTCTGGTTAGCGGTCTCAAGTTGTTCATGGACAGAAAAGTCAGATTCACCGAATGTCTTCTCATACACGTCTTTGTATGATTCAAACATGTCCATGACGAACTGATGCTTTTTAGCGAAAGCGATGTCGTCTTTCATTTCATCGATTTCTTCTCGCACGATGGTGTTGACAGTGTCTTTCATCTGTTCCTGAAGTTTCTCATCATACGACTCTTTGAACTCTTCGAGTTTCTGAGCATAACGAACTTCCAGAGTACGGGCCTCGGATAGTTCATCAGCAACAAGTGATAATTCTTCGGTGACTGCTTCTTCCACCATTTCCATCATACTAGCGGTCATTTCTTGTTTCACTTCATTGAAGCGAGTAGCATATTGTGTTTCGAGTTCAGCTTTGTTTTCACTAATAGCCACGTCAAAGGCATCATGAAGGACAGTCTTTGTCTCTTCATTCAGCAGATCTGACTCGAACAGTTGCTTTAGGTTCTTCATTTATATCTCCTAGTTAAAATCTGGGTATGACTTTATTTATACAATTTATAAAGATCATTGCTTCAGTTGTCTGATGAATTTCATCATTTCGATTTCGAAGTATTTCTGTGCCATCAAATCATGGGTGATTGCTTCAGACAAATCAGTGATAACATCTCCCCGACTGTACATATCAAGATGCTCTTTGATCGTTTCAGGCCAAGCATTCTGGCATGAAGGAGTTGCGACGGTATCAACTGTAACAAATTTGAAGTTGCTCACTCTTCCTGATGATTCATTGACAGAACCAGACCCACGAGACGACACACCGATAGTGATATCAGAATCAAGAAGAGACTTGAGAATAGCTCCCTTTGGAGTTGACTCTAACACTTCGGCTTTGCATATAATCTGATTACCATGAGTCTTTGCTTCGATCAGCCGATGACTCACTTCTTCCAATTTGATCTCAAGCGTTGATGGGTGGTCGAGGGCACCAAGAATATGATGGTTCAGCTTAGAAGCATCGTTGATCTGCTCCACCACTTTCTCCATCTCTTTTTTATCATAGATCCGTCCATTCCGATTCCGAGTTTCGGCTTCCATGAACACCCCTTGTAGGTAGGTCTTCTTTTTATCGCCAACAGATTCGGTCACAGTCTCTACGTTAAACGTTTCTTCTAGTAGTATCATGACATTCCTCTTTTTTTTTATATATCCCTATTTACCTTCACCCGACAAACACTTCGCTTTCTGGTACTGGAATAGAAAGAGCAGACCATGCTGCATCCACCGACGTTGAAGCCCCAAATGAGATGTTCGATAATACACCATCAACCTGAGAAGCAATTGATTGCATACTCTCAATAGGAAGAAGAGACATAAGTGTGGTTGACAGAAGACTCCATGCCCCTTTCAAGATCATATTGACAAAACTAGATACAGGAGGTGGAAGCATGGCATAGATGATTAACATCACTGCGATAACAGGAGCCTGTTTGGTAACAACACTCTTTATCTTGGTAATGAAACGAGGGACAACTGCTTGAAACTTTGTTTCTCTGAACCCAGACTGCTCTAGTCTAAAGAGAAGATCACGTGCTGCTTTTCTATTTGTAAGAGTGCCAGCATCAACAAGCTCCCCATTCTCGATTCTTGTGTATTCGTTTGCATCTCCCATCGCAACGATGAATCCCATATTGCCTCTTTGCATGGTGATGATGGTGGGATTCTTTACGATACGCTTTAACTTCTTAATTGTGTCATCAACCAAGGCTTCCATCAGAAGATCATCTTCCTGAAGGAGAGAATCTGTTAAAAATGTGGTGTCAACCTCTTCTGTCTCAGTGATGAAGAAGGTTTTGCCAGTGGGATAAACAAAAACGTGTTTGTCTCCTTTCACCATGATCGTCTTATCATCATCACGATCTTTAAT